CCCAGGCTGACTCTGGCGGCATCTGGCCGCCGTTCCAGAACTCCGTCGTGTGCTGTTGCACCTTGCCGCCGTCTTCCGTGCGGCTGGGCCATGTGATCATCAGTTCGGCGTGGCCGACGCTGATGTTCGTCGCGAGGCCCAGCTTGTTGCCGGCCTTCGCGAAGTTCTTCCACCAGGAGATGTCTTCATCAATGTGGCCGCCGTTCCAGTCGCCGTTTTCGTTCGGGGTCGCCAGGAACCAGGGCTTCTCCATCTTCTTGATCGCTTCGGTGCGGATCAGCGTGCAGCCGAAATGCGCAGTCTCGACGAGCTGCACGGGCTTCTTGAACCAGTCGCCCTCGACGGTCGTCTTGTCTTCCGACTTCACGCCCGGCAGTGCGAACATGACGCACTGGCTCTCCCGCTTCGTCTGGAGCGGGGCGATGGCATCCACGCCGGAGTGCATGAGCAGGGCGACAAGGGCTTCGACGGTCTTGCCGGAGAATACGGTGTCGTAATCAATCGTGAGAATGACGTCGTACTTGTCGATGACGCTCTCGATTGACCGCGTGAGGCACTGGCCGAAGAAGACACCCGTGTGCTTGATGACGGGAATCTGATGGGGCGTCAGGGCCGCGTGGACGCAGAAGAAGTTGTCCGTGAAGCCGAGGCGGGGCGTGCTCATTACGGCACACACCCGCACCTCGGCCTCACAACTACCGACACGAATTAGCACGACTTCGCTCCTTTGAGGAGCGGGCGCGCATCCTTGCGCCTTAGTCGGCCGTCACTGGCCGTCCCGCTTGTTTCGGGATCAACCAGCAACCCAAGCCACCGCACCGGCCTCGCCAGCGGTCGTCGGCGTCACGCCGGCCTTCGCAAGACGAGCCGAGATGGCGACGTTCACGGCGGTCGTCGGAGTGACGCTGACCCGGAGGTAGCGCTTCTTCGACCGCGTGTCGATGTCCATCTTCACCACCGACGGCTGCGTGGTGACGGAAACCGTCGGGATCGTAAATCCATCGACGCCGCCGCCCACAAGGGCCGTCACGTTGGAGTAGGACGAATTGTCGTCCGACTCCTGCACCCGCAGGACGCTCGCGAATACCGTGTTGGCATTCGCCGCCCGCAGAACCGTCACGCTCGCGTGGTCGTAGCCGAGCGTGTCGATCGTGAGAGTCGCCGTCTCGCTCGAGCCGGTGACCCCCGCGGGGATCGTCGCTACGACCTTGTCGTTTTCGTGCTGCTTCATGCTAGGAAAGCTCCTTTATCAAGAGGCAGCCGTCTTGAGGGCGACCACGGGGCCGACCTCCGACGTCGAGCCGAGGGTGTGGTGGTTGACGTCGAACCGCATGGTTCCCTGAAGCAGGAGCTGGTCCGTGGTGGCGTACACCTGGTCGTACAGCCGCACCGCGAAGTCCCGACGACGGGCGTAGATGCTGGACAGGGCCATGTTGCCGAAGAGCACCTTGACCTTGTTGGTGTCCGCGCCGAGGGTGCTGTTGAGCACATGCACCATCCGCACGGGGTAGCCGAGGAAGGACTCGCCGGCACCGGAGCCGACGTTCTCGACGGTGTTGCCACCGGCGGCGTACTTCAGCCGGGCGATGCTCGCCGCGTAGCCGGCGGGCGAAACGTACCAGGCGGCCCCCTGTCGGGCGTAAATTGGCAGCTTGCCGATGACCGCGAGGAAGTCCTCGATGTCGAGCGTCTCGAAGGCGGTGTTGCCGCTGGCGGCCGACACGACCGAGGCCGTGTAGGTGCCGTCGTTGATCTTCGGGACGATGCCGTTGATGCCGCCGGAGCCGCTGGTGCCGTCACCAAGCCAGCCGCAGAGGTCGATCTTGTAGGCGAGGCTGGTCGCGAACTCCGTGGCGACGGCATCGGCGAGGTTGATCACCCCGGCCGAATCCTCGACCACTTCGGTGCTCATCCGGCAGCCGACGGCGAGCTTCTTCGCCACGAGGCTCACCTGACCGTAGGTCGGCTCGCTCTCGGTGATGGCCGAGCCTTCACCGACGAAGTAAGCGGTCGTGCCGCCAGTCCGCTTCGGGATCACCATCGTGTCGCGGCTCATCGACACGTTCTCCGCGGCGGGCGGGAACGTACCATAAGTCTCGACAAGGCGAATCACGCGATTGGCGAACTCCTCCGGCACCAGCGCGCCACCGGCCGAGTTCGTGCCTTCGTTGAGAGCACGGGCCTCGACGCCGTTCTCGCGGCACCACCGGATATCGGAATCGTTCTTGAAGACGGCGGCCTTGATCCACCGACCGCAGCGGTAAGCAGCTTCCACCGCATCCGGGCCTTCGTTGAAGGCACGGAGGGTCGTGTGATGGGGGCTGACGGCCCGAATCTCGACCTTCTTGGGCTGCTCGGCGACGGGGGCGGGAGCCTCGGCGGGGGCGGCCTTCTCGACCACCGCACGCAGTTCGGCTTCCTTCTTGGCGAGGGTTCCCTCGAACTCCAGGTCCGACTTCACCGCGTCGGCCTCGGCCGACAGCTTGCGGAGTTCCGCGGTTTGCTCTTCCGAACGCTCGGCCACTTCGGCCAGTTCGGTCATCCGAGCGGCGATTGCCGCGGCACGATCCTGAAGACGCTTGAGGTTGCTCGCCATGATTGGCCTTGCTCCTGGTTGAGCCGGCCAAACGCGAAAGTGCGGCGGCCGGCGGGTGTATTGCCCGCAAGCACGCCGCGACAAGAATCCTCAAGTCGCTCGCACTGCTCCTCACGAAATCCTTCGTGAGGCTTATATCTTGTAATGTAGGCTGTCGCTTACTTCGTGTGCAAATGAGTGGAGAGCATCACGCTCTTCAGCGCGGCAGCCTTGCCGACGTAGTCGATACTCCGATCACTCGCCTGCATCTGCTTGACCTTGCGCGCCGCCCAGTTCTTCGCGGGCGTGCCGCCCCACAGAAGCCACGCAACGAAGCCGGGCTTCTCTTCGCCGGCCTTGTCCCAGCCGGGGGACTTGCTCGCCGACTCGTGCCGGGCAAACCAGGCATTCATCTCGCGAAGCCATTCGGGATTCATCTCCTCGCGGCGGGCGAGGCGGTTCGCGCGGGCGACCGTCTCGGGCTTGAGGCCGTCGCCGCTCTTGCCCTCTTCGTGCAGCTTGAGTCCACGCTTCGCCGCAGCGGCCATGCCGCTCGTCGGCTTCAGGCTGACCGCCCGCTCATCGTCGGGCGAAGACTCGGAAACATCGGCGTGGGCCGTCAGTTCCGACATCCGTCGGCCGATGAAGTAGTCGGTTTCCTCCCACTCGCCGTCTTCCGACTCCCAGAGGCGGATCAGCACGGCTGGGTCGTCGGGCGTCGCGGGGAGCGGCTCCTCCGAATACTCGCCCAACTGGCCTTCTTCCATGATGTGCTCGATGCGGCCGACGCCGCCATCCCACGACACGAAATCGCCCTGGGCGTGCATCACCGACGCGGCCCGCTTCTCAGTTTCGCCTTCCAGCGGTACTTCCGCGACACCTTCGGCTCCCCCGGCCGGAACAGGCTGCGCAGTATCTTCGACCACAGGGCTAACCGCTCGCTCGTCATTCGCCATCTCCAGGGCTCGCTTGCTCACATACGTTTCGGTGGCGAGGTAGGCCGGGGTGTCCACGGGGCCGGCATCGCCGAGGTACGAGAATTTCTTGATGCGGCGGATCATCCGGCCGCCCGCGTCCCGCTGCCAGGACTCGTCCTTGGGGTTGGAACGGAACGCGAAGCTCGATCCGCGGACATCCCCGCGGGAAATCAATTCAACGACCGCTTCGGCCGACTTCGGCGGGTCGATCTCGTACCGCAGGCCGCGCTCATCGACGAACAGCCGCATCGTGCCGCTGGACGTCCGGCCGATCACCTGCGTGTGGTTGTATTTGCCGAAGACGTCGGGGTTCGACCGCATCACCTCGTCGAACGCGCCGCGTTCCACGATCTCGTGGAAGCCACCCAAGTCCTGCGACTCGGATTCAAAGACGGCCGCGTACCCACGAATGACCGTGCGGCCATTCAGGTCGGTCTTGACCTCAAGCCCCGGCTGCTCGCCGATTAGGCGTCGTTCAAGTTCGCACGATCCGTCCATGACTTCGTGACCTCCTCATACGGCCGGCCGGAGCGGTGGCACTCCAGCAGCAGATTCCGCGATTCTTCCATCCACCCATGCACAAATGCGTCGATGTCTCGGCCCGTCGCCTGGGCGGCGTCGAGCAGTTCGGTCTTCATCCGCTGCTCGTGGGCCTCAAACCAGGCCGTGATCTTGGCTGGCTTGGCCCGCCGCTCCACGATGCCGTCCGCTTCGATGGCCGCGAGGCGTCGGAGCGTCGTGCGGAAGAGAACTTCGGCTGCCGACCGCTCGCCAGCAGTGGCGGCGTCACCGGGGGTCGGGCCTTCGTTGCCGTCCTCGGCCGGTTCGTCCTGCGGCAACGGAGCCGTCTGGGGCTGGGTCGCGCCGTTCGGGTTGTTGACCGTGAAAGCGTCGAGCAGTTGCATATTCACCTGCACGAAACGCTTGTTGCCCAGCCCGTCGGGGAGCGGGTTGTAGCCGATCTGGCCGCGAATCTCGTCCACGGAGAGCACGCCCATATTGAACATCTCCCGCATGAACTGGCTGCGGGCTTCGTAGTCGCCGGCCATGAGCGACGAGACGTCGAACTCGACGAAGTAGTTCCGGTCGTCGGTGATCAAGTCCCGCCGGCAGGCGAACTGCCATCGGCGGCAATGCGGGATCAACGAGAACGTCGCGAAGTCGATGGCCCCTTGCTCCACCGTCGAATAGCGGACGTTGGTCAGGTCGCCGAGTAGGTGGAGAGGCACGCGGTAGGCGCGGCTGATCTCCTCGACGGCATACCTTCGCGTGGCTATCAGCTCGGCGTGCTGGTTGTTGACCGGGTCGCTCTTCTTGTGAAATCCGTGCGGCATGACCACGGTTTTGAATGCCTTGTCGGGGCCGCGGTGGGCTTCGTCCCACTGCTGCTTAAACCGCTGGAGAGCCTCTGGCTTGTGGGGCTGATCGGTTTCGATGTAGGTGCCACTGGTCGCGCCGTTGCCAAAGAACGCCGACGAGTGCAGTTCCGTGGCCCTGGCAAGGGCGATCGCGTCCCGCGCGAGCGAGGTCGGGACGTAGCCGGTCACGCCGTCGCTCGAGAGCCAGCGCAGATGGAAGACTTGATCCTGCCGGTAGAGGTGCGGCGTGGGCTTGCCTTCCTCGGTGTATTGATACTGAAGCCTGCCGTTCTCCAACCGGACGATCTTCATGCGGCTGGCGTGGAGCGGCACCAGTTGATCCACGGCCCCGCGGCGGCCCGGCTTGATGAGACAGTAGGCGTTGCCCCAGAGGAGCATCTGGCTCATCATCCACTCGCGCCACTCGAAACTCGTCATCCACTCGTTCGGTTGGTAGGCGAGCACTTCCTGAAGCGGGTGATCCTCGGCGATCTCCTTGCCGCCGCCGGAGAGCCGGCGATAGAGGTTGAACGGCATCGACGCGACGCTCTCAGAGAGCACGCGGACGCAGGCGAGCACCGCGCTGCACGACAGACTGCTCTCCGGCGAGACAGGCACGCCGGCGACGGTCTTCTGGCTCCCGATGATTTCCTCGAAGACGCGGGACAAGCCCGACCGCATCTCCATCAAGTCTTCGACATCGGCGGTTTCTGCCACTAAAACACCACTAATTCAGGGTCTGTCTCGGGGCCGTGGAGTTCGCCGCTGGCGATGCCCAGCGCCATGATCAAGGCGACTGCGGCGTCGATGCGATAGGTCGAATGCGAGTGTTGTTTTGTAGGCTTTATGTTGCCGGCGTCGTCTACCTTGACCTGCACGTTCGAAATCTGCCACGCCAGGCACGGGTTCGCGGCGTGCCGCAACTTCTGGCCCAAAATGAGCGTATTCAAAAATTTCGTCGGCGAACTCATCGACGCAAAACCCTGCCCAAAGGGCTTGACGTCAATGCCCTCCGACGTCAACTGGGTCGTGAGGTGCGTCGCGTTCCATCTATCAATTGCCACAGCCCGAACCGCATTCTTCTCGCAAAACGAGAGAACGTAGTCACGAACTGCGTCATAATCCGTAATGTTTCCTTCCGTCATTCTAACAAAACCATCCTTGGCCCATTGCCGATACGGCACCCGATCGGTCTTCGATGCCTTCTCGGCATTCTCCTCTGGGATAAAGACCTGGCAGTGGATGTCGAAGGTGCCGTCCTCGTCGGGCCACACCGCCACGAACGCCGTCGTATCCGAAGTGCTCGACAAGTCGAGGCCGCAGTAGGCGACGCGGCCGTCGGTGGGCCGCAGAGGGCCGTTGTTGGCCTCCCATGCGCCGTGACGAAGCCACTTGGACTCCGAACGGAGCCACTGATTCAAGTGGAGCGTCCTGAAGACGACCTCCTCGCTTGCCGTCTGCTTCGCCCGCAGGCTCATCTGGTGGAAGTAGTCCGGCTTCAGCGTGATTCCGTAGTTCGGATTCGCACGCTTCCAAGTATCCTCCGTGAACGGGTCAGCATCGGGTTCGGCCGCGTAGATGCAGGGCAGGAACGTGTCGTCCTTGAGCACGCCGTCACGAATCTTCTCGGCCCGCTGCCAGTCCTTGTAGCACGGCCCCTGCATATCCGTGCCGGCCGTCGTGATGTAGACGGTGAGCGGCTGGGATCGCGCGCCCATGCCCGTTTCCAGGACATCGACAAGCTCGCGGTCGGGGAAAACGTGATACTCGTCGATCAAGACGCATGACGGGTTATAGCCGTGCTTGGTGCCGGCCTCTGAGCTGATGCAGAACATCGACGCATTCCGCTCCGGCACGACGATGCTGTTGCGGTAGACCTTGGCCCGGCGGGCCAGCGATGGGCAGGATTCGAGCAG